ATGAACGGCGGGGCCGTTATGTCTGGGCGTGGTGTACGCGATACAAAGATAGGCTAGGTAAATGACAACATCAGATTCAAGAGACTTTAATCTCGACGTTGCTGAGATTATAGAAGAAGCGTTTGAGCGGTGCGGAATAGAAGTTCGCACTGGCTATGACGCCCGTACAGCTCGTCGCTCGTTGAACTTGATGTTTGCAGAGTGGGCTAATCGTGGGCTAAACATGTGGACCGTGAAGCAGGGAACTATCACCCTGACACAGGGGCAATCGGAGGAGACGTTACTCGCCGATGTGGTTGATATCTTGGAAGTGGTGCTGCGTCGAAGCGGTACAGACTTTGACTTAACCCGCATTAGTCGTGGGGATTACGCCACGTTGCCCAACAAAACAACGCAAGGACGGCCAAGCCAGTTCTGGTTTAACCGTCAGATTGCGCCTGTAGTTAATCTTTGGGCTGTTCCTGAGAACTCTACTGATCAGTTGATTTACTATTACCTACGCCGGATTGATGACGCGGACACTTTGGTAAACACCACAGACATGCCGTTCCGTTTTTACCCCTGCATGGTTGCAGGGTTAGCCTATTATCTAGCGTTGAAGCGGGCTCCCGAGCGTGTGCAGCTTTTAAAAACTGTGTACGAAGAAGAGTTCCAGAGAGCCGCAGATGAAGACGAGGCTCGTGTTCCGTTGAAATTGCAACCTAGCATACAGTACTTGAGGTTCTAATGGCGTTTGCATCTGGTAACAAAGCATGGGGGATTTCAGACAGATCGGGGTTTAGATACCGTCTCAAGGACATGAAGAAGGAATGGACTGGCTCTTTAGTTGGCCCTGACGAATTTGAGTTCAAGCACCCCCAACTGTTTCCTTCTCGAGCAGGCCCAGATCCTCAAGCGTTACGCAATCCAAGGCCCGAGCCTAATTTGGTAGAAGAGAGAAACATCCAGTACGGGTGGAACCCTGTTGGCGGTTCGACATCTAATGGCATTAACCCCCCTAACAACCTGGAAGCCACTGGGACGGTAGGCGAAGTGACGGTGACAACATGAGCTTTACATACACACAATTAAAGACGGCGATTCAGGACTACACGGAAAACAACGAAACGTCTTTTATTACAAACCTCCCTTTATTTATTCGTTTAACTGAGGAGCGCATCCTCAAGAACGTCCAGCTTAGTTTGTTTCGCAAGAACGTGGCGGGTGCAATGTCTGCATCGAACAAGTTCTTAGAGGTTCCTAGTGATTTCTTAGCCCCGTTCTCCTTATCGTTTACGGACAGTAGTGGCGCTGCAAACTTTGTAGACTTCAAAGACCCAGAGTTTGTGCAGACGTACACCCCCAACCCTGCTACAACTGGGGCTCCTAGATACTATGCGATGTACGATTTAAACACATTTATCTTAGGTCCTACACCTAACAGCAATTTTGTTTCTGAACTTCATTACTTTTACCGCCCTGAGAGTTTAACTCAAAGTAGCTACACTCTTACTCTTACAAGTGTGACAGGGACGTTCACGGCGAATGACACTATCACTGGCGGTACGAGCGGTGAAAGTAGTGGTGTGGATTCTGTTCCCAATACCACATCATTAATTGTGGTAATCCCTAGTAGCAACTACACTGTAGGTGAAACAATTACAGCCAGCCCTAGTGGGGCTACGGCTACAGTCTCGGCTCTTGGCGCGGATACTACACTGACATGGTTGAGCGAGAACGCAGAGATGGCGATGCTCTACGGAAGTTTATCTGAGGCGTATCTTTACATGAAGGGCGATCCTCAAACTATGCAGATGTACATGCAGAGATTTGGTGAAGCAGCGGGCAGGTTAAAGAACCTGGGCGAGGCTCAAGAGGTTACGGACGAGTACCGCACTGGTCAACTCATTCGCGCCAAAACATAAGGAGATTAACGTATGACCGCATCTTTCCCCGTCACGATGTCGAACGATTTTAAAGTTGAAGTTGCAACGACAAACAACCGTGGGTTCACTCCAGAGGAAGTCGCTCAACGCTGTGTGAGTAAAATAGTTGGCATTTCGGAGACCGCACCTCCTGCTATTCGAGAACAAGCCAAAGAATATCGAGACGCTGTAGAAAAAACTGTTGCCCTATATATGCGACAGGCTATCCAAAGCGATAGAACTACGGTATATAATGCAATTAAAGATGCTGGTCAGCCAACTCTGGCCGAGTATATAAGGAACATGTAATGGCTTTTAATGGTAACTTCTTATGCACCTCGTTCAAAGTAGAACTAATGAAGGGCGTTCATAACTTCACGGCAGCAAGCAACCAGTTTAAACTGGCTCTGTATGACAACAGTGCTACTTTCACCGCTGCAACTACTGCGTATACATCTACTAACGAGATTAGTGGCACGAACTACACAGCTAAAGGAAATTTCCTGACGAGTATTACACCCGTAGCTAGTAGCACAACTGCTTTAACTGACTTCGCAGATGAAGTGTTTTCTAACGTAACCATCTCGGCAGTTCGAGGCGCTTTGATATTTAATGAAGCGGCTACGGGCGATCCAACGGTTTGTGTGTTAGACTTCGGCGCAGATAAAGCAGCCAGCTCTGGGGATTTCACCATTATTTTTCCCACTGCTGACGCATCTAACGCGATCATCCGGATAGCCTAATGGCCGATCCGGTTGCAGCCTTTCAGGGGTGGAACAGCTCCTTACAAGGATGGAACACAGGCACTTGGAATACCAATGTTGCCTACGACGTAACTGCGACTGGATCCGTTGGTGCATCCACGGTTTCTGGCGAAGCTAATGTTTCTGTAACTGGAGTTGCCGGTACAGGGGCTGTTGGCGCGGTTACGATCACAGGCTTGGCTAATGTTTCTGTAACTGGAGTCTCTGGTACAGTCGTATTAGGTAGTTTCTTTACCACCAATACAATGGTGGCAATGACGGCTTCGGTGAATAGTGCATCGACAGCGACCACTGGAAACGCTAATATCACAGTAACAGGTTTCTCGGTTACGGCATCGATAGGCGAACTGCAACAACCATGGGGACTGATTATTCCGTCCCAGACACCAAACTTTTTGGGGGTCACGCCCTCGCAAACACCGTCTTGGGCGGACATTGCAGCATAGGATATAAAAATGGCAAGTGTATATACAAATGACTTACGGTTAGAAGAAATTGGCTCTGGTGAGCAATCAGGCTCTTGGGGCGATACAACTAACACAAACTTAGAACTCATCGCGGAAGCGTTTGCTTTTGGCACTGAGGCGATTACAACTAACGCCAACACGCACACAACTACGATTGCGGACGGGGCAACTGATCCTGGGAGGTCACTCTTTTTAAAGTACACAGGAACTTTGGATTCTGCTTGTACAATTACAATTGGGCCAAACACGGTTAGCAAACTGTGGTTTATTGAGAACGGCACAAGTGGCTCTCAAAACATCATTATTAAGCAAGGCTCTGGGGCGACAATCACTGTTCCACCAGGGGACACAAAGGCTATCTATTCAAATGGCGCTGGCTCTGGCGCGGCAATGGTTGACGCCTTCGCCTCGTTGAGCGTGGTTGATCTCAAGGTTCAAGACGATCTGACGGTTACGGATGATGCTGCGATTGGTGGACTGGCAACTGTCGGGGGCACTCTTGGTGTAACAGGCATTGCCACATTTACTGACGACATAATCATTGGTGACGGCAAGACTATTGGCTCTGCATCAGATGTAGATGCAATGACTATTGCTGCAAATGGACAAATAACACTTACACAGACTTTGATAGGTACAGCGTTAGACATCTCTGGTGACATAGACGTAGACGGTACAACCAACCTAGACATTGTAGACGTTGATGGGGCTGTAAACTTTGCCGCTGACGTAACCTTTGCAGATGGTGCAGATATTATTACTGCATCAGCAGGTACATCTAACCTACGCCTTGGCGTTAACGCAGGTAACTCAATAGCCTCTGGCGGTAACTACAACGTGGTCTTGGGCGATGAGGCTGGTACTGCGATTACTACTGGGGATCAGAATGTTGCTATTGGCTTTGAGGCATTAGCAACTGAGGACGCACATGGTCGAAATACGGCTGTAGGTTATCAAGCACTTAAAACTCTTAACGCTGGAGCCGATGGTAATAATGTTGCGATAGGAAATATAGCAGGTACAGCTATTACAACAGGTATTCGTAACACAATAGTTGGTTCTTTTTCGGGTGACGCTTTAACAGACGCAGATCACAATGTTACTTTAGGTTTTGGAGCTTTGGGTTCAAATACTAAAGGAAATAAATCTATAGCTATAGGTTCAGATTCTTTAACCGCCCAAAACTTTACTACCTCTACTGACGGTTTTAATGTTGCAATAGGGCATGAAGCAGGAGCAGCAGTCACCACGGGCATTAACAACACCCTAATCGGTGGTAGTGCTGGTGATTTATTAACAGATGCAGATAACAACGTAGCTGTTGGCACTGGCGCTTTAGGTTCAGATACTTTAGGTAGTAAATCGACTGCTATAGGAAAGGATGCTCTTGGAGTTCAAAACTTTACTACAGCTACAGACACTTTCAACACAGCAGTAGGTTTTCTTGCAGGTGGAGCAGTCACCACGGGCGCAAACAATACCCTCGTAGGTGGTTTAGCAGGTGATGCACTTACAGATGGTAATCAAAACGTAGCAGTGGGGTATCAGTCGCTAAGTGCTGAAATCAGAGGTGATAAAAACATAGCAATAGGAGCAGGTGCTTTACAAGTTCAAAGTAATAGTACCGATGTAGATGCTTTTAACGTAGCAGTAGGTCACGCAGCAGGTGCAGCAATGACCACTGGTACATTTAACAACCTCATTGGCGGTCTTGCGGGTGATGCCTTAACTGTAGGCACTAGAAATGTTGCACTTGGTAATTCAGCTTTAAGTACAGATACAAAAGGTAGTAAAAGTGTAGCAATCGGCCCTAACGCTTTGTTTACTCAAAACTTTACTACAGCTACAGATAATTTTAACACAGCGGTTGGTGCAGATGCAGGTTTATCAGCCACCACGGGCGTAGAAAACACCCTAATAGGCGGTCGTGCAGGCGATGCTCTTACTGATGCTGATAAAAACGTAGCAGTAGGTAGTGAGGCTCTTAGTGCTGATACTCTTGGTAGTAATTCAACTGCCGTTGGTAGGGCTGCATTAGCGAACCAAAACTTTACGACAGCTACAAATAGTTACAACACAGCCGTTGGTGCTAATGCAGGAGTTGAAGTCACCACAGGCGTAAACAACACCCTCATAGGTGGACTAGCTGGAGATGCACTGACGGATGCAGACTCTAATGTAGCTGTTGGTAAATTTGCATTAAGTACAGATACTCTAGGTAGCAAATCAGTTGCTATTGGAACGGGTGCTTTATTTACACAAAACTTTACTACAGCTACAGAAAGTAATAACACAGCAGTCGGACACAACGCAGGATCAGCAGTCACAACTGGCGTAAGAAACACCATAATCGGTAGTCTTGCAGGAGATGGTCTTACCACGGCTGACGATTCTACCCTAGTTGGTTATGGTGCGGGTGGTGCGGCAATGACAGGCCACGACAATACGGCAGTTGGCATGGATTCTTTAGCTGCAAATACTAGCGGAAACAATAATACAGCAGTTGGTAAAGCGGCAGGAGCAGCAGTCACAACTGGCCTAAAGAACACCGTCGTAGGCGCATTAGCTTTAGATAGGGATACGCAAGGAAACAAATCTACTGCGATTGGGTTTCAAGCATTAACTAATCAAATCTTCGGGTCTGATACAGATGCTTTTAACGTAGCCGTAGGTTTTAATTCAGGAGCAAATGTAGCAGATGGCACAACCAACACCCTTATTGGCGCTCAAGCAGGTGATAATATTACAACTGGAAGTAACAACGTTTGCTTGGGTTACAACGTAGATACTGGTTCTGCAGGTAGAGACTTTGCTATCGCTATTGGTAATGCTATTGCCAATACTGCTAGTAATCAAGTTATTATTGGTAAAGCATCTAATGTAGTTGCTCTTGAGTTTGACACTGACGCTACTTGGACAAGAACTTCTGATGTCAGATTAAAAACAGATATTGCTGATGCAACATTAGGTTTAGATTTTATTAATGACTTGCGTACCGTCACATATAAATGGAAGGCGTCAAATGATTTAGACCAGAATGACCCCCAGCTTAAAAAGTTGTATAACTCAGAAAATCAAATGAATACTACTGCAACTATGCATGGCCTTATAGCTCAAGAAGTTAAGACTGCTTTAGATACTGCTGATGTAAATACATTTAAAGGTTGGAAAGAAGACCCTGATGGGATTCAAAATATTTCAAGAGAGATGTATGTCCTACCTCTAATCAAAGCAGTACAAGAATTATCAACAGCATTAGATGCAGCATTAGCTCGTATCACAACCCTAGAAGGATAAACACAATGTCAAGAGAAGCAGCACAAATCGCACAGGATCACTCAGCAATGCTGGGTAGTGTGTCAGTAATCACAAGCGTTATCGCTACACATGATAAAGGCGATGACGCAACCGACGCAGACTTTGGCATTAATATGACGCATGACGAAAAGAAAGAGCGTGTAGCTCGTAGCAACGGTTATCTAGTCCACATGAAGGCATTAGATGATTGGGGCAGCGAGAGCTTTACTGCAATAGACGCAGCTATATCAGCGGCAAATTCCTTTACTGCATAAATTAATTAGTCGGAGTGAATGAATGCCCCTGACCAAACTCCAGTTCAAGCCAGGTATTAACCGAGAAGTTACCTCCTACAGTAATGAAGGTGGCTGGTTTGATATGGACAAGGTCAGGTTTCGCTTTGGCTATCCCGAGAAGATTGGTGGTTGGCTCAAAAACAACGAGAACAACTACTTGGGAACCTGCCGTGCGTTGCATCCTTGGGTGGCGCTAGACGGCACACAGTTCGTTGGGGTGGGCACTCATTTAAAATACTACCTTCTGGAAGGTGGGGCGTTTTATGACATTACCCCACTTCGGATAACAACTTCAGCAGGCGCAGTAACCTTTCTAACTGGAGCTGATACTCTCAACGGCGCAATAGCGGCGGACGTTGAGAGTATTGTTTTAAACAGTGCGTCAGGGTTTCCTCCTAATGGTCGCATAAAAATTGGCAGTGAGATAATAACTTATGCTGCCATATCCTCTGCTACGTTAACAGGCTGTGCTCGAGGCCAAAGCGGAACTACAGCAGCGTCGCACTCTAACAGTGCCGCAGTTTCTTGCACTACAATTAAAGTGACGGACGAGGACCATGGAGCGCTGGACAACGACTTCGTAACGTATACTGACGCGGCAACTCTTGGCGGCACCATAACTGCTGGGGTTTTAAATCAAGAGTACCAGATAATAACTGTTGTGGACGACGACACATATTTGATTGAAGCTCGAGCTATCGAAATTGTTGCAGATATCACCACAACCAATGGCCTAGAGCCTACACTTGTGTTCTCTAACACCTCGGACAGCGGAACGGGTGGCACTGCCACTGTTGGCGCGTACCAGATTAACACGGGCCTTGACACAACTATCACGGGTAACGGTTGGAATGCAGGATCCTATGGCCGTGGCACATGGAACTCGGCGGCTGACCTTTCTATCGACGGGCAGACGCTACGAGTATGGAGCCATGATAATTTTGGAGAGGACCTCGTTCTTAACCCGAGGGACGATAGCGTGTATTACTGGGATAAAAGCGGCGGCACTGGTTCTCGGGCCGTGGCCCTTGGTTCTTTATCCAACCCCAAGAGCCCACCCACCAAGGCAAAGATTGTTCTGGTGTCTGACAACGACCGGCACGTTATTGCCTTCGGTTGTAACCCTCAGAACTCTGTTGACCAGGACCCTTTGCTGGTCAGGTTCAGCAGTCAAGGGGTGGTTAGTGACTGGGAAGCATCAGCAACAAATACCGCTGGTGATTTAACCATTGGTTCTGGCTCTGAGATTATTGCGGCAATTGAAACAAAGCAACAGGTCTTGGTTTTCACGGACGTATCCTTGCATGCGATGCAGTTCTTAGGGCCCCCGTTTACCTTCGGCATTAACGTGGTGTCAGAAAACATTACAATTGCCAGTTCGTTGTCGGCGGTTAACGTCGAGGACACCGTGTACTGGATGGGCCGCAACGAGTTCTACGCTTACGCTGGTACAGTGCAACGCCTACCGTGCACAGTGCGGGACTATGTATTTAACGACCTTAACTCTTTCCAGTTGGGCAAGATCACAGCGGGATCGAACA